TGTATACCGCAAAAACAAACGGAAGCGAAAACTTTGCAGGAAATGGCACGGATGGTACATATGTATGGGGCGCACAAATGGAAGCATCATCATATGCCACATCCTACATTCCAACCACAAGTTCATCGGCTACCCGTGTGGCGGATGCTTGTTTCAAAACGGGGATTAGTAGTTTGATTGGGCAGAGTCAAGGTACAATGTTCGTGGATGTTGATTTGACGCATTCCAATGTTACGGCGGGCAATGAGTATTTAATGCAATTATACCAAGCGGCGGGGGAACGGCTTATTTTGTACCGAACAAGTTTGAATGAATTAAGTTGTTATTTTTTGAAAGGTGCAACAACTTTTTTCAAGGTGTCAACCATTACAACAAACGGAAGGCATAAATTAGCATTCGCCTACAAGAGCGGAGATTCGGCTTTTTATATTGACGGGGTACAAATAGACATCAATACGACTACATTTAGTGCATTTTCTTCTTTGAATGAATTACATATTGGCGCAAATTTTAACCCAACACAAGCCGAAATAGGTGCTTACAATTATAACGAAACCATCCTTTTCCCAACCCGTTTAACAAATAGCGAACTCGCATCACTAACAACCCTATAAGATGACAAAGATTTTTCGCAAATATGAATGCACCCCAACCGAATGGGCAACGCTTCGCAAATTAATAGAACAACCCACAACCAACCCCGATGGCGAACCCGTCACAAGTTGGAAAGATTGCGCCGTGGTTGAGTTGGGATTTTTGCCAATTACTCCCGCAGTTTATGACGGGATGGAGGTAATCACCCCCGCAGTTTTAAGCGAGAAATGGGCGGTTGACATTTTGTTCTATTCAGAACCACCCGCAGAGTTTACGCCGTTTGAGGTTTGGCCTGACCCGATGGGTATTCATACTTTCAGCGGTGACGATTCATTGTATTTGAAAGGGTATTGTGCCAAATTTCCCGATTCGCCATATTGTGTAATTCCAGAACCCGTAGTATAATGACCGCACCGAAGAAAACCCCCAATGCTTTGCCCGTCAATTTTGACCAATTTCGTAAGAACCCAGTTGCTGCCGTGGCTTTTTGTATGTTGTTGGCCGTTTCTTATCTTTATATGGATTTGCGTTCGGGTTACAAAGAGCAAATTGAAACCGCCAATGCAAAAATTGAAAAGTTGGATAAAAAAATAGATCAACTTTCGGTGATGTTGAAGAAATCGGATTCATGTTTGGCAAGTGCCATGACGGAAATCCGCATCATGAAAACAATGCAGAAGTTATGAAAAACCTATTAATCGCGTTTTCAATCCTATTTGTGAGTGAATTTATCTTCACAATGTCGTTTGCAAAACAAAGCCCACAAGCCGATGAAATCGATGCTTTGATAGATAGGATAGGGAAGAACATAGAAAGTGCGGGAGAAGTCACCAAAATGGCTCAAACTATGAATGCCAAGATGGTTGAGAACAAGGTCAAAGAAAAAGAAGCATTAAAAGAGGAAGTTAAAATGGCGGAAGCCAAGGTCGAAAAGATGGAAGAAAAGATTGAAGTATATGCCGTGAAGATGATTGGAAGTGGTTTGGATACTTCCGTGGAAGAAGTACAGTTCAAGGGCCCAATATATGATGCATGGTTAAACTATGTTGAAGAAGGTGGCAAAGAAGATTTCAACTGGTTTCGTTTATATATATGGCAACAAAAGTAAAATCCAATACAAGCACATTTCGTAAGAAACCCCGCATAAAGTTGGGCAGACATACGAAGCATATTAACAAACATAAAAGTTCAAAACCATCAAGGGGTCAAGGATGAAAAAGATATTTGAAGTATTCAAAGGTGATAAGGGGGAATTTAGTTCCAAGCGATTCGTTGGAATCATTGGGGCATTTGTCCTTTTTGGAACGATGGCACACAACTCATTAAGCCCACAAGACATTGCACCATCACCCGATTTGGTTGAGGCGGTAAAATGGATTGTGATTGGTTCATTGGGTTTCACATCAATTGATAAATTCTCAAAACAAAATGAAGATTAAACAAGTACCATTCCGAGCATATAACCGCGAGGCGGTGAAGAAAACCCAGGTGTATTTACACCACACGGCGGGTAATGGAAGCGGTGATCAAACCTTTGCATATTGGGATAAGGTAGCCAACAAAGTTTCAACCTGTGTTGCCATCAGCACCGATGGAACAATCGTACAAGGATTTGGAAGTGAGTATTGGGCCTATCATTTGGGATTAGGGACAAAGCATTTCCAACCTTTGGGATGTCCTTACCTTCCGTTGGATAAAACATCCATCGGTATTGAGGTTTGTAATTGGGGGCCAATCACCAAAAAAGGCACAAAGTATTACAATTATGTAGGTGGTGAAATCAAAGCCGATGAGGTGACCGAGTTGGCAAAACCATTCAAAGGATTCAAGTTGTGGCACAAATATACCGATGAGCAAATCGCATCCATCAAAGATTTGTTGGTGTTGTGGTCAACCAAATACGGCATCCCATTGGAGTACAACGAGGACATTTGGGATGTAACCAAACGGGCATTGAAGAATGAACCTGGCGTTTATACCCATAATTCGGTTCGCCCCGACAAGGCGGATGTGTACCCATGCCCCCGATTGATTGAGATGTTGAAGTCACTCACAAAAGATTAAGGTCATTCACAAAGATTGGGAATAAATTTCCCTTTCTTTTTTTCTCAATATGTTTGGAATTTCAAATAACAAATGTATATTTGTTGAACAAATGACAAATAACATGGATATAATTTACTTAATCATCATCACGCCAATCACCATTGCGGTGATGTATGCGTGGCATTGCATCAAGCAGAATTCAAAGCGTTTCGAGAACATCGAAGAAGCCAAACCCTACCAAATCGAAAAGGATGAATACATCCCCGAATTCGATGAGTTCACACAAATGTTGTATCAACGCCGTATGTACAAAGGGAGGGCCGACAAATGAAATACACATTCACAATGCATTTCATCTTTGGTACGGAGATGGATCAATTCGTTGAGTTGGTACAAACCAATGAAATCTTCAAAACAAAAGTAAACATCATTGAACGCAAGTACATCCAAGCCAGTGAAGCCCTAACCGAAACAACTCCATACAGTGGATATGTAACGATGGAAATGGAAAACATGACATGGTTGTACAACATCGGTCAAGCGATGGGCATACGACAAACGACACCTTTTTAATTTTATGACCACATACGAAGCATTAAACGAAGTATTTAGCAAACCAAACAAAGAATTGGCGGAGTTATTGCAAACCAATTATTACACCGTTACGACCTGGAAATTCCAGTTCAAGCGTAACGGGTTGAGCATGGAAAAGCAATTCGAGATTCTGCAAAAATTAAACTACCAATTAAAAAATCAAATATCATGGAACAAACAAAAAGAAGTGCGGTAACCAATGTAACCGCCAACGGAACATTCAATGGGCAACATGGCACATTGTACAAATTTGAAGTATCATTCGCCAACGGCGATTCGGGTGAGTACGCATCCAAATCCCAAGACCAACAAAAATTCAAGGTTGGTGTGGAAACTGATTACATCTTGACCGAACGCAAATGGAATGACCGAATCTTCTACAAGATTTCACCCGCACAAGTACAACAAGCCCCATTCACTCCAAAAGCAAAAGACCCCGAAACGGACAAACGAATCACCCGTATGTCGGTGTTAAAGGTTGCGGGAGATTTGGCCATCAATGGTGACATCAAGTTGCAAGAGATATTGGCATATGCACAAATATTTGAAAACTATGTAATCAACGGGCAAGATACTTTGAGCCAGTTCAAACCAACATCAAAGGAGGATGATTTGCCATTCTAATGAAACACATGATTGAAACATTGTCGGATACAATGTTGGAAGTTGGGGGCGGTAATTATTGCCCCCTTCAATTCCACATCGAGTTAAAAGAACTTGCCGACACCATCAAGAATTTCCAAGACCAAATCAAACCATTGGCATTGACGGAAGCATCCAAATGGAATGGCCAAGTGTATTGCGGTTATGAGATTACACGAAAGGCGGGTGGCGGTCGTTATTCGTACGATCACATCCCCAAGGTAATGGAATTACGCAACGCCCTCAAAGAACGCGAGAAACTGCATCAAATGGCCTACAAGAACATGGACAAAGGATTGTTCTTGAACGAACAAACGGGGGAAGTGTATGAACCCGCACAATACACAACCAATGAGGATTCAATCTTAATAAAAAAGGCATGAAACAAGCAATTAGAATTATTTTAGCCACATTGGTGGCATATTGTGCCATTGCGTTCATTTTATGGCAATACAACCCACAAAAATGGGTTTGTGAAATGCGGTATGCGATGCTCATGATTGTGTTTATAGTTGAATTTGTCGCATGGCTTAAAAAAGTTGACTCATGAGAAACTTTCTAATTGTATTCGGAACGATTGTATCGGGGTTAATCTATGGTTGGTGTATTGTACATTATCCCATCACGGCACAAATCATTGCGGGAGGATTAGGACTTTCGTTTCTTTTTATCGTTATGATTGGGTTGTATCAACTAAAAAGAGAAGGGGGCGATGAAGCCCCCCAATCCAATCGGTATGACAAATAACAAAAGGACTTTGCAAATATAGTTATTATTTGTATATTCGTTGTGTATTACAGTTATGTCGCAGATAACTTTGAAAAATCTTTACAACCCCATTCCGTGTTTGGCACTGCGACCGCCATCCATGGTTTGGGGTTTTATTTTATGTCAAAAGACCCCGCATTCCTATTTTATTCCAGTGACTTTCTAACGGGTACGATGTTCATGGATAATGAACAAGTCGGCAAGTTCATTCGGTTAATGTGCGCTCAACATCAAAAAGGGCGTTTAAGTGAAAAAGATATGTTAAAGATATGTGGCACACATGATGCAGACATCTTCGAAAAGTTCGAACGCGATGACGCGGGGAACTATTTTAACGCCAGGTTAGAACAAGAAGTTGAAAAGCGTAAAGCATATTCCGAATCACGAAGAAACAATCGTAAAAAGAAAGAAGATATGTTAATCACATCAAAAACATATGTTCTTCATATGGAAAATGAAAATGAAAATGAAATTGTAATTAAAAATGAGAAAGTAGATAATACGATAATTAAAGAGCAATTTGAAAAAGTTTGGATTGAATACACCAAGGTTGGCCCAAAGAAAGTTGCATACGAGCGATTTAAGCGATTATCGGAAACAAATCGCCTACATATTATTAATCATGTTCCTTTGTACATTCAGTGCCACCGCAAAGCCGAAAAAATGGATTTCATACCACATTTCGCTACCTACATTTCACAAGAACGATGGAATGACGAACTACCTTATACACAAAGTGTGGAAAATAAAGGAAGTTGGTTAGATCAATTTAGATAATATATTTACACCATGACAAAGAAACAATGGGTTTACGACCTAACGGACATTGAAATTGCCACCGCCATCGATAAACTGGTTCGCGTTGGTGACATTGAACCAAATGAAGCCATGAAGGAAATTGTGGCGTTGCTCAAACAAACATATTCACGATACCATTGGATGCTTTTTGAAAAGGCTTTTGATGCCTATTTGATTGGAACGATGACGGACATACACCGCGTGAAGAAAATCAACGCCATATTTTTGACCAACATCATCAATCGGTTTATCAAGGATGTCAAAGTACCACGATACAACCCATTTGAAAAGCCCGTGGCGGAGGTGGTATACACCGAAGAGGAAATATACCAACAAGGAATCACCACATTGAAGCATCTCAAAAACGACTTCATCGAAGCGTACTGGAACAAAAACCCCGAATCTCGGTTGAATCTCACATTACTAAAAATTGGATACGACTTTGTGACAAAACACAATATGTATGAATCGGACTTGATAGGCTACGAGGAAATGTACCAATGGTTGTGCGATTACGAACACCGAAAAAACGCCCACATTAAGCGTGGCATTGAAAACGAAAACAAACACCGCCAGGTCAAAACGATTGTCGATCAATTAATGACATCACCAACGGCCACCGAAACTTTGGACAAAGCAACAAAAATGGCCCTAATCTTAAAATCAAAGACATATGAAAATCAATAAAGAAATGGTGGAAGGGTTGTTAACCCAATACACCGATTTGCGTGATTCCGATGAAATGTTGGTTGCATGGATTTGGAAGTTGGAAACCGACAAATTACATTACCCACAACTATCGGCGGATAAATTCTTCCAAATGATGGCGAAAGGTATGTTTACATCGAGCGAAACCATCACAAGGCTACGCCGTAAGGTACAAGAAGAAAACCCATCATTGCGTGGCAAAAAGTACATTGAACGCCAGGCCAAACAAGAAAAAGTCAAAAAGGAATTAGGATACAAATGATAGCGGATTACATCAACCCACATGGCAAACCGACAAAGAAATACAATAGCATTGAATTTTTGTTGGCACAAGTCATCAAAGGAACATATGAATATGGAGAGGATAAAATACTCCAAACCACCCTTCCAAAATCCATGATTGACCATGCGTTCAAATTGTATGAAGAAGAAATCAAAAAATCATACAACGATGGGTACTGGGATGGTTCTCAAAGCAATAAAAAGAAAATTCAAATAGATAGCAAATGAATAAATACGACACCATGAAATCAGCAATGGAACAATTCATCGAATGGTTGGAACAACACCACCCCGAAGCGGTGCCACCGCCCGAAACAAAAGAACACTTTTTCTTCAAGGAAAAGATTGACCAACAAATGGCGTACAACGCGGGATTCACAAAAGCCAAAAACTTGTATTTAGACGGAGAATGAAACACCTTGAAAGCCGTTTACAAATCAATTGTGTGAAGTGGTTTCGCATGGCATACCGCCAATACGCCAACCATTTAATCCATGTTCCAAATGGAGGTTCACGGGATTTGCGAACGGCCCAAAGGTTAAAAGCCGAAGGAGTATTGCCAGGGGTGGCGGACTTGGTGTTATTTGTACCCACAAAAGACCATCACGCATTGTTCATTGAACTCAAAGTTAAACCCAACCGCCAATCACAACACCAAAAAGATTGGGAAAAATTAGTCACGGATATGAATTATCAATATGTATTGGTATATTCGTTTGACGATTTCAAATTGCAAATCGAAAGGTACATTGGTAACACTTGAAGGGATAGCAAAAAGGCACAACGAATGGATGAAAATTGCATTTTACCTTGGTGCGACCGAAGATCAAGCCATGGACATGGTACAATCAATGTATTTGAAGTTGGCGGAAATCCAATTGGAGGAGGGAAATTTTGAAAGGTTGACAAATTACCACGGACAAATCAACACCATCTATCTATTCAAAATGTTGCACAATGCGTTTATGGACATCAAACGGGCGGAAGGTAGGGCAATACCACACCAATACGAATTTGTACCCGTGGAAAGCCCAGAAATGGCGGAAATGGCACATTTGGATTTGATGAGCGAGGTCAAAAAGGCAATCGATGAACTCCGTGACTACGACCAAATGTTATTGGAACTCCATTTTGTGTACGGACATTCAATGCGGGACATAGAAAAACGCACGGGGATACCAACGCACTCGGTTTTTAACTCTATCAAAAACGCAAAACAACACATCAAACAAAGGACACAAATCAAATATCAAATTTATGCAGAAGAAAAAAGACACACGGAAACAATTTACCGAAGCACGACCGAACATCGGTTTGGGGGATGTAGTGGAGAAGATAACGAAGGCAACGGGGATTGAACTGGCAACCAAATTCCTATTAGGAGAAGATTGTGGATGCGATGCCCGTAAGCACAAATTAAACAAGTTGTTCCCCAACCGCCAACCATTATGCATGACGGAGGATGAATACAATTGGTGGACAAAGTTTCGGGAAACCAACGCCACGACCTTATCACCATTGGAGGCCAATGAGATTGCCAAAATATGGACACGGATATTCCAGGCGAAGCGGATGTACAAGCCATGTACTTGCAACCCAAAAGCATGGCAAACAATGATTAATGAGTTAACAAGCGTTTATGAAACTTATCAAGTGCAAGAATGATTGTGATGTATGCGATGCACGGAGGGTTTCAACACAAGAAAAAATCAACCCACATGGCCCACAAATAGAATCTAATTTGATATATATGTGTGACCGATGCAAGGATAAGTACAACAAAGAATCATGGATAGAATGGCTACAAGCAATCAAATTACTCCAAAGCAGTACGCGGTGATGATATTGCGGGATGACTACAATTTCACCTGGCAAGAAATCGCAAACAAATTGGACATCAATCCCACAACCGCATATCGCATATACAAACGAGGCATAACCAATGAAAAAGCACACGGAAATCTATTTGAATTACTTTGGGTATGATCAACATGACTGGATTCCATGTGAAGTTCCCGATTGCGGAAAACAATGTATTGATGTTCACCACCTAGTTGCAAGAAGCCGTGGAGGAAAGGATACGATTGAAAACCTTATGGGCTTGTGTAGGGATTGCCACCACGAAGTTCACTTTGGAACAAAATTAAAAAATGAATATTTGATCATGGTTCATCAAATAAATTTGAATCGTTAATGTAGGTTGAGGGTATATAATAAGTATATTTGCATTATGGAAACCGAAATTTATAAAGATGTACATGGATACAATGGATTGTATCAGGTGAGCAACATGGGAAATGTTAGACGGATGAAAAAAACTGGCAATCAACATCCAATAGGTATGATATTGAAGCCATATATTACTTCCAGAGGATACACAAGAGTTCAATTATTTAGAGATGGTGAAAAACGAAATCATTTTATTCATAGATTAGTAGCGGAAGTATTTATTGAAAATCCATTGAATAAATCGCAGGTTAATCACATCGATGGAGACAAGTCAAATAATACAGTTATGAATTTAGAATGGTCAACTCCAAGTGAAAATGGCAAACATTCATATAAGGTATTGGGTAGGTTGCCAAAAAGAAAAATTGATACAGTTTGGCAAGTTGAGAGCATTCGCAATAGATATGCAAATGGTGAAAAATTACCTCAATTGGCCAATGAATATAATGTATCTACAAGTGCAATTTGGGGGATATGTACGGGGAAAACTTATTTAGATTATCCAGGCCCAATTGTAATTAAAGGTCAAAAAGGAAGTGGAAACGGATCAACAGTCTTAAATGAAAGTCATGTATTAAAAATTCGTCAACTTTGGGAGGAGTATAGCAAAATGAATAAACCCAAGGGATGGGCAACCTGGAAAGTAAGTCAAGATATGGGAGGTATAAATTCAAGTATTATACGCCATATTATAGCAAGAAGAACATGGAAACATATTTAACTCACCAAATAAAAATGAACAAATGATTGAGGCATACGATATCAACGACATAAGACCGAATGAATCTAACCCACGCATTATTAAGGATGCCAAGTTTGAAGCGTTGGTAAAATCCATCCAAGAATTTCCCGATATGACAATGGTTCGCCCATTAATCATCAACCAAGAGAATGTAATCTTGGGAGGAAACATGAGATACTTGGCGATGAAGAAATTGGAGTTCACAACGGTACCATGCCAAAAGGTTGATTGGAGTGAGGAACGCCAAAAAGAATTCCTAATCAAAGATAATATCAATTTTGGGGAATGGAACTGGGATGACCTTGCCAACGACTTTGAGCAACAAGATTTGTCCGATTGGGGATTAGATCTTCCCAAAATGATGGAACTCGAAGAAGAACAAGAACCCACAATTGAAACCGAAAAGATAACTTTGGAATACACAACCGAAGAATATCACCAAGTCAAACAAGCATTATCAAAAATCGCATCAACGCCCGAACAAGCAGTTTGGAAATTACTACAATTATGAAAGCATGGAGAACACCCGAAAGAACATTACCATTTGAAGAAACACCCGTGTTGGCACACACATCAAAAGGATTTCCATTTATCGCCGTTCTATTTGATGGCGAATGGCATTGCTACCATACCAATGAAAGATTGGATGTAATCTATTGGATGCCAATTCCTTTGACACCAAACGAATAACAATGAAAAAACAATGGCACGAGAAGACAATTTGAAACCAATGCAACCTGGTGAAACTCGCAACCCCAACGGAAGGCCAAAGGGAAGCAAGAACCGAAGCACCATTGCCCGTAAATGGTTGGAGGTAATGCAAGATGCCAAAAACCCAATCACGGGGGAATTGGAGAAACTATCCCAAGAAGATTTGATGACATTGGCAATTATTCACAAAGCCCGAAAAGGTGATGTCAACGCATACAAACAATTAATGGATAGTGCATTTGGTATGCCAACGCAACAAATCGATGTAACAACGGAGAAACCCATATTTAACGGAATCAATTTAGATGTAGATACCAAAGAATAACACATGAAAATTTATAGAAAAACGGCAACAATAAAGGCCAAGATATTTGAAAGAGGTGATGAAGATGGATTTATTCATCCAGAAGGAATAATGGGGGCGATGTTTGATTCAAAATATGGTATTAAATCCGTTGTAGTCCCATATATTAAAACATTAGAAAATCCTTATCATATTGGAGAATATGGGAAAAACTATTTGTGCGTTGGTATTGATGATGAACGATGGTTGGTTGAAAAATCTATTTTTGAAAGAACTTATGAGGAAGTAAAAAATGTTACAACAAACAACAGCCCAGGTTAAAATAGCAAGATTGAGGAAGCGAATCCGTATTGTACGCGGTGGGACTTCTTCGTCTTGTTAGCCCCCCATTTCGGTGGGGGGAAGATTCTAAAACATTCAGCATTATCCCAATGCTAATCACATACGCGGTGCAAAACCCAAAATGTGAAATATCGGTTGTGTCGGAAACCATCCCGCATTTGCGAAGGGGTGCCATCCGTGATTTCCTTAAAATCATGGACATGGTGGGAATGTACGATGCCAATAAGTGGAACAAGTCATCATTGACCTATACATTCAGCAACGAAAGTTACATCGAGTTTTTTTCGGCCGATCAACCACAAAAGTTGAGGGGTGCAAGGCGTGATGTATTATTCGTAAACGAGTGCAACAACATCGATTGGGAATCGTACTACCAATTGGCTATTCGTACCCGTAAATTCATCTATTTGGATTACAACCCCGTAGCGGAATTTTGGGTGGATAGCGAATTAATAAACGACCCCGATGCGGAGATGATTGTTTTAACATACAAAGACAATGAGGCATTGGACAAATCCATCGTGGCGGAAATTGAAAAGGCACGGGATAGGGCGGAAACATCCAATTATTGGGCAAACTGGTGGCGGGTGTATGGCCTTGGCGAGATTGGAAACCTTCAAGGGGTTATCTTTTCCAATTGGCAAACTATCGATAAGATTCCCGATGATGCAAGGTTGGTTGGTTGTGGTGTGGATTTCGGTTATACAAACGACCCCACGGCAATTGTAGCCGTATATGAATACAATGGTCAACGCATCGTTGATGAGGTCGCATATCGCACGGGGATGCTTAATAGTGACATTGCCAAAGCACTACCAAATTATGTTCCCGTTTATGCGGATAGTGCCGAACCAAAATCTATTGACGAAATACGGAGGTATGGAATAAGAATCAAAGGCGTAACCAAGGGTAAAGATTCCATCAACTACGGAATCCAAATCATGCAAAGCCAATCCTATTTGGTGACATCAACATCCACAAACCTAATCAAAGAACTGCGGAATTATTGTTGGGATAGTGATGCACAAGGGAGAACCACAAACACCCCGATTGGAACCGACCACGCAATTGACAGTTGGCGTTATCACGAAATGATGTCGTTGGGAATCCGTGGAAATTACGGGAATTACGATATTCGTTGAAATTATTTTGTTTGTTTCGTGTGGATTGTTATATTTGCAAAGACAAATAATGAAACACGGAAGTTTATTTTCGGGTATTGGAGGCTTTGATTTAGCGGCAGAGTGGATGGGGTGGGAAAATGTATTTCATTGCGAGTGGAATCCATTTGGTCAAAAAGTATTGAAACACTATTGGCCAAACGCTGAATCATTTGAGGACATAACAAAAACCGATTTTACAAAATATGCAAACAAAATTGATATTCTCACAGGAGGATTCCCATGCCAGCCATATAGTATGGCAGGAAAACGCAAAGGGAAAGAGGATGAACGCCATTTATGGCCCGAAATGTTACGAGCAATACGGGAGATTAAACCAAAGTACATCGTGGGGGAAAATGTTTTTGGACTCCTTAGTTGGAATGGGGGATTGGTATTCGACGAGGTGCATTCTGATTTGGAGTTTGAGGGGTACGAAGTCCAGGCCGTGGTTATACCTGCGGCGGCGGTCAATGCCCCACACGGACGCGACCGAGTATGGTTCGTTGCTACCAACACCAAGAACTGCGGATGTGGAAGGCGGATGTGTGAACAATGTTCAAATGGAGAACGGAAGTTATTTTCGGACGAACAAAGAAGGAGTACGATGGGGAGTAAAATTGAGGGATGTGGCAGAGTCGAGATTACTTCCAACTCCAACGGCAATGGATTCAACAAACGCAACGGCAACGATGGCATCAACCAAAGTGAAGGACGGATCAATGCACAGTGTGACATTGAATCGGTACATAATGAAGAACCCATTATTGAACACACCAACGGCATCGGACAAGAACGGAGGATGCACAAGGACGAACCAAAAATTACAATTGGGAAGCAGTTTGGTGAACGAAATGCACGGAGTATTGGAACGCCAACCTGGGACAACTTCCCAACTCAATCCCCGATTTGTGGCGGAGATGATGGGATTCCCACCGAATTGGACGGAATTACCTTTTCAAAGTGGAGAAACGAAAGCATAAAAGCATACGGAAACGCCATTGTTCCACAAGTGGCATATGAGATATTCAAAGCAATTCAAAGAACGATATGACAAGTATATACCAAGAGGTTCACAACCTTAAACAAGAAATCAAGAGATTGCGATTGCAAATCGTGGAAAACAAAATGATGTACGACCGCGAAGTGCGGATGCTCAAACAAGAGATTGTCAAACCCAAAACGGACATCAACGAAAACCCAACCGAGTGGGGCGAAGTGTTACGGGCAATATGTGAGGTGATGGACATGACCCCCGATGAAATAATTACCAAGTCAAGAAAGCGGAGGCCAATGTACGCCCGTCATATGTTCCACCACATTTGCCGTAAGCGTTTGGGCATGACTTTTCAATCGATTGCCAGTATAAACCACCAGGACCATTCAACAATCATTTCATCGGTTCGGGAGTTTTCCGATATTTTGGTGACCGACAAAGAAATGCAAAGGTATTTCACACGGGTACAAACCATCTTGCACGAAAGATTCCAATAAACAATCGCCATTTTAGGCGTTTTATAGGTATATGATTGAAACAAAAACCATCATAGTACCTACCGAATTACGCGATGTCAAGTTACATCAAATGTTGGCGTACAACGAACTGAAACCCGAAATGGATGAAGTTCAACGCCAGTTAGAAGCCGTTGCCATCTTTTGTGAACTAACAATGTCCGAGGTCAAGGCCATCCCGTTTGACATTCTCAAAGATTGTGTGGTTAAAATTACGAGGATGTTGGAATCCAAACCCGTGTTCACATCGCGGTTCAAAATGAACGGGGTAAAATATGGTTTCATCCCAAACATGGATGAATTGTCAACTGGTGAATTTATCGACATTGAAACATACCAAAAAACCCCCAACGATGTATGGAAGGTATTGAGCGTGTTATACCGCCCTATTACAAAGGAAGGGCAGAATGGAAGATACGAAATTGCCCCATATAATGCGGAGTTAACCGAGGAATTCAAGAACATGGATGCATCAACGGCATTTGGTGCGTTGCTTTTTTTTTGGAGTTTAGGAAT